AAATAAACTTGCAGCAACAGGTTTTGGACAAGGTTCCAGGAACAATGCATTATTTAATATCGCAGTTTATTACAAACAATCTGCACCAGATGCGTGGGAAGATAAAATTGTAGAAGCTAATTTAAAATATATGGACCCATCATTAAGTAATAGTGAGGTGCAACAATTAATTAAATCAGTTAATAGAAAAGGTTATGATAAGTATCGCTGTAAAGATGCACCTATAAATGCAGTATGTCAATCTGGGTTATGTAGAACAAAAAGATTTGGTGTAGGATTTGGTGAAGAAGAGATGCCAGTGTTAGGAAGTTTAACAAAATATGCATCTAAACCACCAGAATGGTTTTTAAGTGTAGATAAAAAAAGAATACAATTAAAATCAGAACAACTTTATAGTCCACAATTATTTGCATTAGCGTGTTTAGATCAAGCCAATTTAGTTGTACCTGTACCTAAACCACAAGATTGGAAGCAGCATTTTCTTAAACCAATGATGACTGGACTCCAAGAGGTTGAGCCACTAGAGTCTTTAGATCCAGTCAATGAACTTACAGGACTCTTACAAGACTGGACAACAAATAGACAATCAGCAAGAACTTGGGATGATATATTAAACAAACTACCGTACACAGATGAGAAAAGAGAATTTACATATTTTAGAATGGAAGATTTTTATAATTTTTGTAAACGAAACCATTGGGAAAAAGATAAAAATCAAACAGGTAATTTAATAAAACAACTAGAAGTATTTGAAGGTGAGGAACGAGTGCGTATTAAAAAACAACAACCAAGATTAATTAAAATAAAAACAATGAAACAAACAGAAGCATCTACTTCTAAAATACCATACCAAGAAGAAAACTTTTAATGAGAACAGAAAAAAATATTATATTAATTCGTCACGCAAAATGGTTGTGGGACAATAAACTAAAAAAACAATCTAAAGAATGTAGAAAACAAGCATATGAAAACAATAATTTTAGGTCCACCAGGAACTGGCAAAACAACAACGTTGTTAAACTTGGTAGACCAGTTTATACAAGACGGAATCAGACCTAAACAAATAGGTTATTTTTCGTTTACTAAAAAAGCTGCAAGGGAGGCTGCAACGAGGGCCGCGGATAAGTTTGGCCTGGATGTAGAAAATGATCTTACATTTTTTAGAACGCTGCATTCGTATGCATTTAATCAGTTAGGTATGACTAAAGAAAAAATGATGGGACCTGAAGACTACAAAGAGTTTGGTGAAAAATGTGGCATACCAATTAAGACTGCAAAGTTTTCTGATAGTGATGGTACATTTAATTCTGATAATGAATATCTTACAATAATAAATACTGCAGCTGTAAAAAGAATGGACCTGTTAGAATATTATGATTCAAGACAAAACATATTAGACATAGAAAGAAATACATTATTTTTATTATCAGAAGAACTTAAAAGATTTAAACAAGAAAAAGGTTTAAAAGATTTTAATGATTTGTTAGAAGATTTTTTGACCAAAGAAAATCATAATAAATTCAGAGTTTTATTCATAGATGAAGCGCAAGATTTATCTTTGCTGCAGTGGGAAATGGTAAGAAAGATTTGGGACCAAGCAGAAAAAACTTACATAGCTGGTGATGATGACCAAGCAATATTTAAATGGGCAGGCGCAGACGTAGATCACTTTATTGCACTTAAAGAAGAAGTAGATGATATTAGAACGCTAGATCAATCTTATCGTATACCTGGAGGACCTATACACGAACTATCACAAAAAATTATAGGCCAGGTACAAAATAGATTTGACAAAGAATATAAACCAAGAACAGAAGAAGGAGTTTTACATAGATACTCTGACATTACGCAGGTAGATATGTCTAAAGGTAATTGGTTGGTATTATCATCTGCAAATCATTTTTTAGATTCAGTTAAAGAAGTATGTGAATTGCGAGGTTGGTATTATTCTTTCAAAGGACGTAACTCAATATCGTTAAAATTATTATTAGCATTAAACAACTGGGAGTCTTGGCGTAAAGGTGACTTATTAAATCATCTAGAAATAAAAAATATTTATGAATACCTTGGATCAAATGTATTAGAAGGATTCAGAAAAGGTAAAACATTACATTCTGAAGATAAATATACTTTAGAAGAATGTAAAAAAGATCACGGATTAATTACAGACAAAGTTTGGTATGAGGCATTTGAAGGACTAGATCCTATCACAGAGAATTACATTCGTAATATGAGGGCGAATGGTGAAACGTTAAATAAAAATCCTCGTATATTAATGTCAACAATACACGGAGCGAAAGGAGGTGAAGCTGACAAAGTTTTATTGATGCAAGACATAACAAATGCAGCACTCGAAACATTTAGTCACGACCCGGATGAATTACATAGATTATTTTATACCGGAGCGACGAGAGCGAAACGTGAATTACACGTCTTGGATCCAAGAGATTTTGATAAAGCTTATTTGTTATGAGTAAAGTTTGGGACAAACAACACGGCGGAAGTCACTACCAAAAATATGTGATACAGCCAAGTAAATTTGTAGTTGAGAATAAGTTGCTATATCCGGAAGGATGCGCTATAAAATACATAATCAGGCATCAAGATAAAGGCAAGAAGCAAGATTTGTTGAAGGCCATTCATTTTATCGAGATGATAATTGAAAGGGACTATAAGTGAGAAGCACACAGATACCTCTGTTTACACCAGAGACAGAATGGGTTATGCCAGAAGAGTTAAAAGATCTTCGAGGCGCCAAAGAAATAGCAATCGATTTAGAAACCAATGATCCACATTTAAAAGAGCTAGGCTCTGGTAATGTCACCGGAAAAGGGCACATTGCTGGCATTGCGGTGGCCGTAGAGGGCTGGTCAGGGTATTTCCCTATACAACACGAGTCTAACGGCAATATGGACAAAAAACTGGTATTTTCGTGGTTGCAGGATATTTTTAACCAAGAAGACACCACCTTTATATTTCACAATGCAATGTATGATATCTGTTGGTTAAGATCTGCAGGTCTTACTATTAAAGGTAAAATTGTAGATACGATGATAGCAGCGTCTTTAATTGATGAGAATAGATTATCTTATCAATTAAATACATTGTCTAGACATTACATTGGTATGGGTAAAGATGAAAGTATTCTTAATGCAGCTGCAAAAGAATATGGCATCGATGCTAAAAAAGATATGTGGAGATTACCTGCAATGTTTGTAGGTCAATATGCAGAACGTGATGCAGAATCTACACTTAAACTTTGGAAACGATTAGAAACAGAATTATACCAGCAAGAGCTGTGGGACATATTTAACCTGGAAACAAAATTGTTTCCGTGTTTAGTTGATATGAGATTCAAAGGTGTAAGAGTTGATTTAGAGAAAGCAGATAATATTAAAAATTCTTTAATACATAAAGAGAAAAAAATATTAGCTAAAATCAAAGCACTAACTGGAGTTGACGTAGAGATAATGGCAGCTCGTAGTATTGCAAAAGCTTTTGATAAATTAAAACTTCCGTATGACAGGACAGAGAAAAGTAAAGAACCTAGTTTTACAAAAAACTTTTTACAAAATCATCCACACGAATTACCAAAAGCAATTGCTGAAGCAAGAGAACTTAACAAAGCTCACAGCACATTTATAGATTCTATAACTAAACACGCAGTTAGTGGTAGAATACACGCAGATATAAATCAAATTAGATCTGATAGTGGTGGCACAGTCACTGGTAGATTTAGTATGTCTAATCCTAATCTACAACAAATACCTGCAAGGCATCCAGAACTTGGTCCTTTAATTAGATCTATATTTATTCCAGAAGAAAAACATACCTGGGGGTCTTTTGATTACTCACAACAAGAACCTAGAATTTTAGTGCATTACGCAAAACTGCAAAATTTAGCTGGTGTTGATGAAATTGTAGACGCATACAACGCCGGAGACGCTGATTTTCATCAGGTCGTAGCAGATATGGCAGGCATAAAAAGAAAACAAGCTAAAACAATTAATTTAGGTCTTATGTATGGAATGGGAAAAAATAAATTAATGGCAGAATTAGGTTTAATGAAAGAGTCTGCGGAAAAATTAATAAAACAATATCACACAAAAGCTCCGTTCGTAAAACAATTAATGGATAATGTTTCACGTAAAGCGAATGACAGAGGTAAGATTAGAACTTTGTTAGGACGTGCGTGTCATTTTGATTTATGGCAACCTGTACAATTTGGTGTGTTTAAACCATTACCATTAGAACAAGCAAGAAAAGAATATGATGAACCCTTGAAGCGTGCATTTACATATAAAGCTTTAAATAAATTAATACAGGGTAGTGCGGCTGATATGACCAAAAAATCTATGGTAGCTCTTTATGAAAATGGTATAATACCTCACATACAAATTCACGATGAAGTGGATATTTCTGTTGAGTCTCCAGAAAAAGCGGAAGAGATAATCAGCATAATGGAATCAGCAGTAGAGTTAAAAGTTCCAAACAAAGTGGATTATGAACAAGGAGAAAACTGGGGCGATATTAAATAATGGCAACATATTTAAATGCAGATATACCACCTATTTATTGCCAAGTAAGGAAGGAGTATTTATATGATCTTAAACAACATAAAGGCGAAAGTCTTGAGTGTGTGGTCTTCGGTATTACATCAATATCAGGGATGGCAATCTTATTTAACATTATGCTTACAAACGGCGCGTGTTATTGGAGACTGCCTATCAGTGCGTTTTTCCAAAAATCGTATGACAGAGCCAAAGTGCCCGATATGTCGGTTGACGAGTTGGAACTGTGGAACTGTTTTAGTTATTATCCCAGCGTGCATCATTACAGCTATCTTACTAATCAACGTGGTAAGTTCTTAGGTAAAGATAAAAAATTTTATAAAGGTGAATATTTATTTACAATTGACTGGGCTCACCCAGACAGTAACATCCTGGATACTGACCATTCTGAGATTCCTCAAGAACATAAGTGTGCACATATACTGGAACTTGATAACGGTAATTTTGCAGCTCAGCCTAATAATCGTATTTTGTGGAACCTTTCTCACTATACTACTGATAAGTTTTGGCCTGACTTTAAAGTCCAAAATACCTACTGGACTGTTGAGAATAAAGACTGGGTTACAGAAGATACTGACAAGATGTTTTACCAGATAGAAAACAAAGAAGATTGATTTCTACCCCATAAGAATATAAAATAGATGGCTATGAATATAGAGGTAGCCAGGATGAATTATTATTTTACAGGAGTATTGATTGTTCTTTTGACATTGCTAGCTTTGTGTGGAGGGCCAAGTGCCTACTAAAAAACCACTCAACATTTCAGAAGAAGCTGCTGTGCAAATGCCGATGAAGACGGTTGCTAGTTTGATCGCGATGATTGCGGTCGGCACCTGGGCTTATTTTGGTATTCACGAAAAATTAAATCAACATTCAACAAAGATAGAGTTGATGACAAAAGATTTAGAACAAAACTCAGAGTTTAGAATCAAATACCCGCGTGGAGAACTTGGTCAATCAAGTGGGGAGGCGGAACTTTTTATGTTGGTGGAACATTTAGCAGGTGTTTTAGATGAGGTAGATAAAGAAGTAAAAAGTATGAGAAACAATGCAGTTAATATAGAATTTTTAAAAGATAGAACAAAAAAACTTACAGAGGATGTAGAAAAATTAATTAGGAATGGTAATAAAACGCATTAATAGACAAATTATAAAATATATTTCTGACATAAAAAAGAAAGCAAAACAAATGAATTTTGTTAAAAATTTAAAACAATCTGTTGAACACGGCAAGAATGGCACACAAAAATATATGATTAAAAAAGGAATAAACAAAGGTAAAATATTATGATAGAGGTTGTATTTGCACTTTTACTTTTACAGGACCATAAAATTATAGAGCATCGTTATCACGACACCTTACAAAGTTGTTTAAAATCTAAACGTTATGCTATGAAGGATAAAAGCACTAAAGATAGAGTGGTTTATAAATGTATAAAGTCTAAGGCAAACATAGAGATATATATGGGAGAAAAAAAAATTACTTCTTTAATATTAGATTAATATGTCAAAATTTTTTAAATTCAAAGCAGAAGTTGTTCCAGGTAAATGTCCTACCTGTGAAGAACATACTTTATTAGTTGGACTTACAAAAGAATATTATAGATGTATGACTTGTGGTGCTGATCTAGAACAACACGTAAACGGTAAGATAAGTTACATACCAGCGATGCATCTTAATACGCTGAAATCAGACTTAGACAAGTATTTCGGCGATGGCGAAAGTTAAAGGATTTTTAAACAAGGTTGCGCACGAACCTGTGTTTCACAAAACAAGTATAGGTCGTAAACCTAGCCTTACAAAAATGAACAAATCCCGCCGGCGTAGTTTTAAAAAATACCGGGGCCAGGGAAAGTAATGTTAAAATTTTATTTATGGTTAATGGGTTGGTCAGGTAGGTTAAGTGCGTGGGCCTGGAGGCAACACGTTAAAATTTTAAGAAAAAAAAGATGGAAGTAGCATTAATATTATATATGTGTTCTGCAATACAGAAAACTTGTTTAGATCCATACGTATGGCCTGAAAAATTTTATGACAGCTATGGCTGTATGGTGCAGGGCTACGAAGAAAGTGGAAAAAAAATAGCAGAAATAGGGCGAGAAGATGTCAACAAACACGATATTTACATTAAATTTGAATGTCACGAATATAAGATAATACTACCACAACCCAAGCCTAAATTAGAAACTCAATCAAAAGTTGTAATATAAATGTCTGTCCGTCCCAAGAAAGGGACGAACAAACAAAAGGTGTGAGAAGAGACTTTTCTTTTATCTTAAAAAAATAATACTTGCAATACCTGTTTTTTAGTATATATTCCCATAAGTGAAAACAATAACAAGAAAGGAAATATGCGTTATACATACAAAGTAAGAGAGTTAATAGAAGGGTTAGAAGACTTTACCGAGGTTGGTGAAGCAACACAAATGGAAGCTATGTCTCTTAAAAAATTACAACGTAAACTTGATCCTAAAAAGAAATATCATATAGAGTACAGGAACAAGAAAAACAATTTTATATCTAAAACAATAGAAGGGAGAGACAATGGCTGATCCAGCTAAATACAAATCACTATCTGTTCCACGCGAAGATTGGGAACAGCTGGGTGTACTTGCTAATAAGACTAATAGAACCAGATCAAAGATGATTGGAAGATTAATCAGATTTTTTATGGACAACAAAGGTGTAAAAGCAAATGGGAAAAGTAATAAAAATAGCTAAACACGCGTGTATATGCCCGGTGTGTGATGGTAACGGTTATATAAGAGTCGCTACCGGAGACACATCAAAAGATTTTAGAGACAATAGTAAAGTAGAACAATGTGAACAATGTAACTCTTCTGGTGAGTTAGAAATACAAGAACCCACATTAGAATTTTTAGAATCGTTTGGTTCAAAGAGGCTACAATGATTAAAAATTTTATAGCAAAAATTTTAAGAACCCCACAATTTAAACAAAAGAAAGTAGAATCAAAGAAAAAATATAAGAGAAAAAAGAAAGTAAACGGATATTACTACGACTACAATGGTAAGGAACGGATACTTTATGACGATAACCAATGAACAAGCAGCATACATTGCAGGATTATTTGATGGTGAAGGTAGCATCTATTTTGCTAAACGACCCGAGAAAAAAAAGAAACACAAAGGTGATGGATACAGGACCTCTATCTCACAAAGAATTAGTATGGAAGTAACAATGACAGACAAGTCTGTAATTAAATGGATACACGAAGTGTTAGGAGTTGGCACGGTTGTCAAGAAACCACGCAAAGGTTTACGTAAAGATGGCACCAAATATTTAATGCAATGGAAATGGCGTTGCACTTTTAGAGACGCGTTCTACGTGTGTTGTATTCTATGGCCCCACGCCCATACCAAGTTACCTAAGATTCAACAGATCTTAGATCATTATTCAGGTAAATTAATGAATGATAAAGTTGTAAGTTTAGAAGATTATAAAATAAAGATGGCACTTGAATGAGTTGGAGAAAAAAAGAAATAGAAATGGTTAATGAACTAAACGAAAAAGTATTTAGTAAGGATCCGCTGCGTGTGGTATCTACGGCGTACTATTCTTTGGACGTAATTAATTCTAATTATATCAAAGAGTTAAAGAATCGTGAGAAGTATAACCCGCAAGATTTTGACGGATCGTTGATCGAAAAACATAAATACGATTATTTAAAAAGAAGTTGTGGTGACAGGATACCTGGATACATTTGTAGATTTAGAGATGGATCTTACTGGGCCTGGAATCTTAATAAAGTAGAACCGGTGTGGTATAAGAAGGACTTACCTACAACTACACACTTTGAAAACAACGATTTTAAATCTAAAACAATCGGAGATTTAAAACTAAAAGATGGAGTAAAACTAATATGAATAAATACATAGAAAAAATTAAAGTTTGGTCTTTGTATAACAGACGAGAGATTGTTCTGTTTGCGGCTGGCTTTATTATTGGAGCGATAATATTTTGACCGCTGAATTTGGGTTTGGAATGTTTGCTTATAATATGATCTGTCTGATGATAGGTCTGTTGATAATATATTTTGTAATAAGAAATATAAAATGAAGTACACAGGATACATTATAATTTATGCGTTAGTTATATTATGGTTAACGGGTTGTAGCGCAAAGTTTGATAGCTATGACCCAACAACAGCAATGTTTAGATGGATAATTACAAATGAAAAAAAATAATAGTTATAGATACCCCAAGACTCAACGAGAAAAAGTTAATGGTTTACGGCACTACGTTTTTGATAAAGAAAAATTACCAAGTGTTACAACTATCCTGGACCAAACTCAATCAGCCGAGAAGCGCGAAGCGTTAGCCAGGTGGCGTGAATCGAAAGGCGAGGCCGAAGCGACGCGGATCGTGGATGAGTCAGGCGCAAGAGGCACAGCTATGCACAAGATTCTTGAGATGTATATTTTAGAACAAGGCTATCTTGATGAAACTAATGTAGGTAAACAAGCTCACAATATGGCAATACAAGTTATTCAAAGTGGATTATCAAATGTTACAGAATATTACGGCACAGAATGCACCTTATATTATCCTGGTCTGTATGCAGGCCAAACAGATTTAGTGGGTGTACACAAGGGCACTGATGCTATTATAGATTTTAAACAAACTAATAAACCAAAAAAGAAAGAATGGATTGATGATTATTTTTTGCAGCTATCTGCATATGCAATGGCACATAACATTTTATTCAACACTCAAATAACTAAGGGTGTGATTATGATGTGCAGCAAGGATAATTATTATCAAGAGTTTGTGGTTGAAGGTAGTGAGTTTCAAAAATATAAACATAACTTTTTAAGGAGGGTAGATGAGTATTATAAAACAAGATCAAAAACGACTAGATAACATAGCCAAGGCCTATTGGAATACATCAGGCGAGATGCGTG